CTACGACGTGGATTCTTGGAAAGTGCATCCTCTGGTGGACGACACCGGATGGAAGGAAGTCACCTACGAGATAATCAGTGGCGAAGTCACCGAGCACTTGGGCGAAGCGGTTGCCCGAGAACTTAATCTCGACGTTGCCTCTGAGTATTGGGACGATCCCTTTGATGCGCTCCAAGAGATATCGCCGTACCGAACTCTGATTGCGGTAGCTCGGGGGATCAGTCAACGCGACGGGACTCTCTGGATTCCGCTCGGAGTGTTTCGGGTCTGGAATGTGAGCACTGCCGGGAGTGCCGAAAACGCCATTCAAATTTCAGTGCGTGGGTACAGCATGGAGGTCGTCGTTAGGGATGCCCGCTTTTGGATCACACCAGTAGCCGGGACCGGGACGGGTCAGATCGGAGCTACTTCGATCCAGGGCGTGATCCAAAAGTTGTTGGATGCCGCTTTTCCAAAAACGGTTCCAGGCAACTTCGTCCCATTCGATGTGGTGTCCGATGGACTCGGTATCGCGCCGGAGGATTATTTGTTTCCCACCAAGACGATTCTTACCGACGACCGGGATCGGCTCGACTTGATTCTTCGACTCCAAGAGGACCGCAACGTGTGGGGTCGATTCGACCGGGGCAATCACTATCGGATCGACACCATGCCGTCTGTGCTCGACGATCCGGTTCCTTGGATTGTGGACACCGGAGACAATGGGGTCTTGGTTTCGTACAGCAAGGAATACACCCGCAATCAGGTCTACAACGCCGTGCTCTGTTTCGGGGAGTACGGTGGACCCGCTAACACCGACCCAAAATTCCAGGCCAGTTGGTTTGCGACGGACGGTCCAGGGCTTCCCACTTGGAACCCCGACTCGCCTACCGCATGGGGTGGGCCGTATGGCTACGTGCCGAGATTTCAGAGAATCGGATTCCTTCCCAATAACGCCACCAGAGCGAATGAGATAGTTCGGGAGACGGCGGAGTCGATCTTGGCTCGGGCTATGGATTTCAAGGCGGGCATATCTTTTGAGTCGGTTCCCAATCCGCTACTGGAAGCGGGCGACGTTGTCGAAATCCACTATCCGGTAGGAATGCGGGTGGGGGTGGTGGTTCCCCGAGTCGAGAGACATTTGATTACCTCTCTCACTGTCGGACTTGGGGCCGATACTCAACTCTCGGCTGACACGATGGTTTCCTCTCAGCCGGAATCGGGGTCGGCATGATTCCTAGCGGACGCAAGATGCTGGTCATGGAGCTTGACCGTCGGGACAAGCTCCCATTTGCCGAGAGTCCACCGGCTCGTCTTCATGTCGGGACTTTGACGGCTCTGATTGACGGCAAGGCCACCGTCGATGTGCAAGGACGGATTCTGGACGAAGTCACCATGCACGGCACGGCGGAAGTTGGTCAGGGGGTCTTTGTCCTCTTCGCCGGGAACACGACTCTTGTAATCGGAGCAGGGGAAGGTGACGCTGGTGGGGGTGGCGGCTCGTACCTTCCGCTCGCGGGAGGCACACTCACCGGCCCGCTCTATCTTCCCGCCGCGGCTCCCACTGCTCCCACTGAGGCGGTCAACAAGAGCTACGTGGATTCCACGTTTTTGAAACTGAGTGGCGGGACCATGACCGGCCCGATCAATCTCTCGGGATTACCCACTGCTCCGAGTCACGCCGCTTCCAAGGAATACGTCGATTCGATTCCGGTGGGGGAATTGACTGTGGTGGTAGCCGCTTCCAATGCCAGCACCAGATCGAAGGACAAGGCCGATTTCGTTTGTGACGGGACTGACGACGACGTAACGATCCAAGCGGCCTTTGCCTCACTCGGCAGTCAAGGCGGCAAGGTGGTTCTCTCGGAGGGACTCTTCCACTTCGGAACCGTCGGTGTAATCACGCCTGCCGTCCCATTTCATCTTCATGGCATGGGTCAGGGAGCAACCGAACTCATTTCCGACACGCTCGGCACTGCCTACATGATCCGCGTCGGAACCACCGTCAATGAGCAGAAGCAGCAAATGATTTCTGATCTGACATTGAACGGGGCGGACAAGGCCGTGAGTGGAATTGTCACCATTCAAGCGGTGAATAACACGGTGAGGTTGGAGAACCTAATCGTCCACGATTTCACCAGTCACGGAGTTAACACCTTGGCTCGGCCCGCCGGAGCATGGAAGTTCCGTCGCTGTCACTTCTATGCCAATGGTGGCGCAGGATCAACGGGCCGAGAAGCGAACGTCGATTACGTCGATTGCATCTTCCAATCGAACGCTGGCGGCGGACTCGGGATTCAACAAGACGGGACCGGACATATCACTGACTGTCTCTTCTGGGCGAACACCGGCAATGGGATCAGTTCTGGTAACGCCATTTCCCAAGGCTTTTCTAGCTTCGTCATTTCCAACAACATCTTCCTATCCAACACTGGTTGGGGCATCAACATTCAGGACGGCAATTTCAATCAGATTTCGGACAACGTCTTCTCGGGGAATACCAGCGGGTCGATCAGCTTGGGGGCGGGCGGGTTCGGAGTCACGCACAGTGGGCTTGTCTCTAACAACAATCAGACTGGCACCGGCACCTTCATTCAAATCTCGTCGGGGTCCGATGCCATTGTCTCTTGCAACGTGGTCAATGGGATTCTCACTGACTGCGGCGACGATCCTCCCGACCCCGCCACGCTCGGGTACGTTCATGTTCAGGGGGTAGCCGCTTCCTTTTGGACGATCAATCACCCGCTCACCTTCCAACCCAACGTTGCCGTGTTGGATTCGACTGGTGAGCAAGTGGAGGGAGACGTTGACTACGTCGATTCCGACACGATCACCGTTGGATTTTCAGCCGCTTTTAGTGGAATCGCGTATCTCAGTTAGGAGCCTTTTTGAATGAGCCGGAAATTCCTCACCCACATAGACCTTGGCAAGAACGAAATACAGAACGTCAAGGCACAGAACTTGGGAACAGCCCCTTCCGCTCCGGTCCTGGGGCAGTTCTACTACAACACTGCCGACAACATCTTTTACTGGTGGGATGGATCGTTTTGGATTCCGGCGAAGTCTGGTGCTCCCACCTTTGGAGTCGTTGTTGCCGAACCCACCTTTGGCAGTGCTTCAGCCAACGGGGTTGCGAGCACCGTCTCTCGTTCCGATCATGCTCATGGAAATCCTGCTCACGATGCCGCCGCTCATTCGGCAATTCCGCTCTCGGCGCTAGGTGTTCCGACCGCGCCGATCAACATGAACGGGCAGCGGATCACCAATGTCGGTGCGCCGACTTCTGGCACCGATGCAACCACCAAGGACTACGTAGACAATCTCTCGGCGGGCTTGGCCTGGAAGGACTCGGTTCGGGCGGCGACCACGGCGAATATCACCCTCTCGGGTACGCAGACCATTGACGGAGTAGCGGTCATTGCCGGGGATCGGGTGCTGGTCAAGAATCAGACCACTCCATCTCAGAACGGCATCTACGTCGTTGCCGCTGGTGCCTGGACCCGAGCCACCGACGCTGATTCAGAAGCCGAGTTGGTCAGTTCCACCGTGTTCGTCTCTGAGGGAACCACTCAGGGAGACACGGCCTGGACAATGACCGCCAACGCGCCGATCACGGTCAACACCACCGCTTTGCCGTGGGTGCAATTCGGTGGGGCGGACATCTACACCGCTGGCGCTGGAATGACTCAGACCGGCAACGTCTTCGACGTAATCGCGGGCAATGGCTCGCTGGTGGTGTCGGCTGACAGCATGGTTGTCGGGTTCGCTGCTTCAGGTGGTGACGCTGGTACGGCGTTGCTCCCGGCTCGGGGCGACCACGTTCACTCCGCGACCTACGTTCCGTTGGCTCGGACCATTTCGACCACAGCACCGTTGACCGGCGGCGGGGCGCTATCTGCCAACTTGACACTCGACGTTTCCAACTTCACGTCTGGTGCTCGGGGCGTGGTCCCGGCTTCTGGCGGTAACGCCATTCACTTCCTGTGCGCTGACGGGACATGGAAAGCGGTTCCTCTCGACACCACGGCGGGCGATGCTCGCTATGGACGGAAGTTCGCTCAGAACGTGGGCGGCGCGGTCACTGCCACCGTGACTCACAACTTGGGAACTCGGGACGTGGAAGTAGACGTGTATCGGGTAGCCGCTCCCTATGACACCGTCGAATGCGACGTGGAGCGCACCGACACCAACACCGTCACACTTCGCTTCACAGTGGCACCCGCCGCTGCCGAGTATCGGGCGGTTGTAATCGGGTGAGTCGAAAGTCGCTGACTCCGATTGTTCTTCCCGGCTATCCGACGGAGCCGTTAGAGGCAACACCGAAGCAGTACGTAGACGATCAGATCGCGGCGATTGCACTCACCCCTGGTCCCGAAGGGCCAGAAGGTCCGCAAGGTGATCCAGGGCCACAGGGAGCAACCGGAAGTACCGGGGCTGACGGTCCCGAAGGTCCGACCGGACCCATAGGGCCAGAAGGACTTCAGGGACCGGAAGGACCGGAAGGACCGGCAGGGCCGGAGGGTCCGACGGGTCCAGAAGGCCCACAAGGGCCAGCGGGTGAAGTTCCTGCCGGAACTTATTTGGAATTAGCAGGCGGGACCATGACCGGAGACATCGTGCTCGCTGCCGATCCTGATGCTCCGATGGAACCGGCGACCAAGCAATACGTCGATGCCTTGATGGATCAAGCTGGGACTCCGCACATCATTGACGAATTGGAACCGCCCGATCCGGTCGATGGATTGCTGTGGACCCATCCCACCGAAGAGGCGACCCTTCCCATTTTCCCGGTCGGGGTCGTGGTGCCATTCGCCGGAGGAAGTGGGTCAGTGCCGTCGGACTTCCTTCTCTGCGATGGGCAGTTGGTGAGTCGAACCACTTACGCCACTTTGTTCGCGGTGGTCGGAACTACCTATGGAGCGGGCGACGGCACAACAACCTTTGCCGTTCCCAATATGCAGGGCGTGTTTCCCATCGGGGTTGGCACGCTCGCTCCCGATACTTATGTGCTCGGAGTCACCGGCGGAGAGGCTCGGCATCTTCTCACTACCACTGAAATGCCGTCTCATGGTCACAGTGGAGCGCCTCATACCCACTCCATCGACCCGCCGAACACGGCGACCACTTCGGGATCGGTTTCTCACACCCACACCATGAGTGACCACACGCACACCATGGCTCACACCCACACCCTGCCTGGATCGTTCATCTCCGACGTGGCAGCCACCGGCTCGGCAGCCCGTTTCAGAAGCACCGGCTCGGATGCAACGGGAGGTTCCTCAGCAGCGAACACCGGCAATCCGACCAATCCTCAGACTGGTGGTCACTCTGCCAATCACGATCACGATGTAAATATCGCTGCATTCACGTCGGGTGGAGCATCGGCGGGCAATGTCGGTGACGCTGGTGGCAGTGCAGTCCATGAGAACCGTCCTCCATACTTGGCTCTGAACTTCATCATCAAGGCGCTGGTTACCTAATGTCGATCACCCGAATTTGGGACGCAGACAACGGCGTGTGGCAGTTGGTCGGCGGGACGGTTGGTTCGGAAGTCTCCGGCCAAGGTCTTTGGCTTCCGGTAGCGGGCGGGACCATGAGTGGCCCGTTGCTTTTGGCGACCAATCCGGTTGCTCCCGAACAGGCGGCAACCAAGGCGTATGTCGATTCTGTGGCGGGCGGCGGCGGAGGCGCGCTTCCTACTGGCTTGATTTCAGCCTTTGGTGGTGACACTCCCCCGACTGGCTTTCTCATGTGTGACGGCTCGCTGATTTCCCGAGCTACCTATGCCACCTTGTTCTCCGTGATTGGGACAAACTATGGGGTGGGCGACGGCTCAACCACGTTCGGGCTTCCTGACCTCATTCGACGCTTCCCTCTTGGCGCTGGCACAACGGCAGATGCAGCGAGAGCAGGGACATCAACTCTCGGTCAAGTCGGCGGAAATATCAACCATGTCCACACCGGCCCTAGTCACACCCACACTGGCCCGAGCCACACCCACACCGGCCCATCGCACACTCACGATTTGGGAAACTCGACTTCCAGCGGGGCGACGACATCAACGGCAGCGGGGAGTCACGGTCATGGGAGGGCGGCGTTCAACACTTCGTCGGATTCCCATTCTCATTCCTTCTCCGACACTGGCAGCGATTCATTTGGTACGGGTGGCGCGAGTTCGGCGGTCGGTTCTCTTTCAATCGGCGGTGGTTCTACTACCTCAGCGGCGACTACAAGTCACACCCACTCTGGCTCCGTGTCGGTTGGGGTTAGCGGTACTACTTCATCGGATTCCCATGCTCACTCCATCCCGGCGTTCAACACCGATGTTGAGGCGGCGCACAGTCATTCCAATCCGGCGCACGTTCACGATCTGGGATCATCGGTGGCGGCAGGAACCGGGGCAACGGGAGCAGGAGGAACCGGAGCCACCGGAGCAGGAGGGACCGGAAACACCGGAGCGGGCAATCCTCCCTACCAAGTTGTCAACTACATCATCAAGACCTAGAAAGGGAACTCATGGAAGACGAAGACCGAGTTGTCGATGGGGAAGTCACCGCGCCAGATACCGTGTTGGAAGGACTGGTGAAAGAGAACCAGCTTTTCAAATCGTGGATAATTGGGCTTGTCACCAAATGCGAAGGCTGCACCGAAGAGGCGACCCGATGGGTTGAGTCGATGGAACCGCTCAAACAATTCAAGCATCCCGAGTCGTGAAAGAATTTCTGAATTCCCGCTCGGTCGTGGAGGTAATGACTCTGACCTTCACTTTTCTGATCGCGTTCGTGATTGTTTTAGGTGCGCTCATTGTGGCGGTAGCCGAAATCCTGAATCCAGAAACCGACACGACGCAGATAGTCGATGGGCTTCTCTCGGTCATTACCGGAATCCTGGGTGCCTTGCTTGGTCTGTTAGCTGGAAAATCGGAAGCGGTGAATATGGCTCCAAAGTCGTCACCCGAGCCTCCCGCCCATGAGGAACCGATATGACCGCCACTCGCGCCTTGGTCGGACTCTCTGTGATTTGTGCCGTAGCCATGATCGTGCTCGGGGCTACTTTCGCTCTGACTGCCGACGCTCAGACGACGGAATCCCAAAGCCCAAATAGCGTGGCGACGATCACAACCACCAGCACTACGGCGATCACGACTTCCAGCACGATTCTCAATGGCACGTCGGGTAGTGATAGCAGCACGACGAGCACGACCACGCCCGAACCAAGATTTTTACAAGGCCCAATCGGTCCCGCTGGTCCGCAAGGTGAGACGGGTGAGCAAGGCCCGACCGGACCCCCTGGACCCCAAGGCGAACAGGGCGAGAGAGGATTTACAGGCGACGACGGTGCTCCCGGTTTGCAGGGCGAGCAGGGAGTTCAAGGTGAGCCAGGAGCGCCAGGAGCGCCGGGAGCCGATTCAGATATCCCAGGACCGCCAGGACCGCCAGGACCGCCAGGACCGCCAGGACCGCCAGGACCGCAAGGTGAGACGGGAGCGCAAGGTCCGCCGGGAGTCGGTTGTCCCGCAGGATTTGAGCTAGTAGCGGTTGGTGTCCACCAGCGAGTGCCAGTCGATCAAGACTTGACCATCTTCGTTTGCGCTTTGTCGTGAGGGACGTTCGATGATCGACGGGGCAGTTCGACCGTCTCTTGGAACGGGACGCGGTTCAATATCTGAGAAAGCCAGGGTTATGAGGATCAGCCAAATTATCGCCACCACTACTGCCAGGATCGTTCTCATGGGTTATGGTGACGAGAACAGACACAAAGTCACAGGAGGGTAAACGCTGTGTGGGGAGATAACGACTTGGAACGAGAGCCGACACAGCCGGTCGAAGAGCCGGAGCCTGTACCCGCTCCGCATCCTCCCGAACCGGACGACTTCGACGAAGACACCGAGCCGTCCGAACCCGACCAAGCCGAAGAGGAAGAGTGACGCATGACTATCAATCTTGATTTCATTCTGAAGGTTCTCGGAATCGTCGGCTTGGTTCTGGCGATCATCTGGCTCATAGGCGCTATCTGGTAACTGGCATCTGAACAAACGCGGTGGCTAGTGTCACTGCCACGTCCTAGACCTTGACTCCGAACTGACGCTGACTCACGTTCGTCGGAGAAGGGACAGGATTCAGAATGGTCATGCTTCACAACACGGTCGTCGATGCTCCCGACCTACTTGCCACGAAGCACAATCTCATGGACATCGGGTTCAAGGACGTACCCCAGGATCGGTGGGAAAACGGGGCCACTTTCAATCCACAGGGATGCTTCGACGTGTACGCGATGGAAGTGGATTGCCCGCCCACCGAGAAGGACGACGCAAATCAAGAGTGTCCCGAAGCCGTTACATTCCTTCCCTTCATTGTGGAGTTCGGCGTTGCCTACATGGGCCATGAGGACGAAGGCGAGCTAGAGAGCGAGCTACGGGCTAAGACTTCCGCCGCGATTGAGAGAGCGATTTGGGACGGGGTCACGATGGGAACTGCGACCAATCCCAAGCTCAGTGACGGCACCGCGGTAACCGGAGCTACCTCCCCGCGGGAGATGCTCGCACTTTTGGAAGCCGAGCTTTACGAAACCGGAATGCAGGGCGGAACGATTCATCTCTCAGTTTTCGACGCGGTCATGGCAGAAGGTGCCTTGGACGAAGACAACGGCAAGCTCTATTCCAAAGTCACCGGGAATCCAGTCGTGGTCGGCAACTATCCCAAAGGATCAGCCGCGATTCACGGTGGGGAAATCGACGTGTATGCCTCAGAGGAATTCACTTTCGCTTCCTACGACGACCGACGGGCGAACCAGATCATTTACAAGGTGGAGCGGTTAGTGCTCGCCGTCTGGAATCCCTGTCACGTTTTCACCTACGGGTCGTGAAGTTCTTCGATGAAGAGGGCGGGCGACTTCCGCCCGCGGCGAATGCCCACCGTGCCATGCACGGCGCAGCCAAGGTGCTCGACCTCACCAAAGCTCGGGATGAAGCCCGCCGACCGGAGGCATGGCAGACCGCGGCGTGGCAGTTCTACGACGCAATCGGGGAGCTTCACTTCGCCTACAACTTGGTCGGACAAGTGCTCTCGCGCATCCGGCTCTACGTGGCAATCGTGGACGATCCCGACTCGGCTCCGATACGGAGCACCACATTTGTCAAGACATTGTCCGAAGAGCATGACGTATGGCCCGAGAACACTGCCGAGATTGTGGACTATGCCGACGACGTTCTCCAAGACCTTGTCGTCAATTCACCGGGGCAAGGCGGCGGGTTGCTTCGGGAACTCGGGATCAATCTCTCGGTGACGGGTGAGGGGTACTTGGTCAAGAATCAGAAGTCGTGGTCGATTGCCTCCACTGACGAATTGAAAAAGTCAGAGAGTGGCAAGGGCTACACCATCCAGAAGTCCCGACGAGCTAGCTCAATCAATGGCAAGGACGAAGAGCAACTACCGGCAAATGCTTTCGTGGCTCGCATCTGGCGACCGCATCCCCGCTACTCGGCGGAAGCGGATTCCTCCATGATCGGTGTGCTGGATTCGTGCGAACAGTTGGTGATTTTGGAACAGGCGATTCGGATGATGACACGCTCTCGGATGAATGCCGGAGTGATTTTCATTCCAGATGGATTGTCTGCCGGGGTAGACGACGACAACCCCGAGAGCATCGAAGAGGCGCTAATCAACGCCGCTATCTCGCCCCTAGAGGAAGAGTCGGCGGCGACATCGGTGGTCCCGCTGGTTATCACAGGACCGGCGGCGCTCGGCAAGGAATTGAAAAAGATCGACTTAGGCCGTCCCGTTGACGAGCAGATGGTTCAGCTTGCCGAATCCACTCTCGACCGCATCTTGCAAGGGATCGACGTTCCGAAATCTGTGGTGCAGGGCTTGTCCGATGTCAAGTTTTCAAATGCAATCATCATCGACGACAACCTTTACCGAGCGCACATCGAACCGCTGGCGTTGATGATCGTCGATGCGCTAACCACGGTGTACCTCCGTCCCGTTCTCAGAAAGCAATTCCCGGCAGAGGTCGAGAAGGACTCCACGATTTTGAATCGGCTTCTGGTCTGGTTCGATCCGAGCGCCATTGTCACCAGACCGGACAAGAGCACGGCGGCGAATGAGGGTTACGACCGCAACATTCTTTCTGAGCAGGCGTGGCGGGTGGCTCGCGGGTTCAGCGAGTACGACAAGCCGACCGAAGACGAGCTTTTGAGAAAGGTGGCGCTGACTCGGACTCAGGTTCCACCCGACATCGCCGCCGCGCTGATCGAACGTCTCGCACCCGCTTTCTTCGCTGCGCTGAGAGGGGAGGGCCAGGAGGAAGCCGGGATTCCCGACGACATCTCGTCACTACTGGAAGGTGGCG